TCATCCAGTCCGTGAACTCGAACACCTTGATCGGCATCGAAGTCCATAACAAAGTGAGGGATAATCGCCGTGTTGTATTCACATCGGTTTCCTTTAGGCTTCAACGCTCTAAATCCATACACAGTCGTTGTAAGGTTTCCCTTGCCGTTGGTGGTGTTGATGTAGTGCTGCAACTGTTTTTCGGTGGAGATAACCTTTCGAGTCCTCATGTCAATTTCACGTGGGAAATGATTGAATAGAGCCATATAATCACCATAATTTCATCTGTTTAGTTGCTTTGGGATTATCCCGATTTGAAAGGTCTATTGAATCCAACATATCAATCCTCTCTCCGATCCATCGCATGACTGGAACGGCCATGCTATTGCCTAATGCTTTGTATCTATGAGTGTCTGGGCATTCTTCAACAGTTTTTCCTTTCCATGCAATCTGTGTGTAGTTGTCAGGGAAGCCCTGCAATCGCTCGCATTCCATCGGCGTGAGGCGGCGAACCAAAACCTCTTGCATAACCGCAGGTGCGCCATGCCCGCCAGCCGTTCTTAATGGGCAATGCACATCGCCAGTAAGTTCTTGGTTGTATAAATCAACACCAGTTCCCTTTTGCACAACCAATGCCTCATGCTCAACTCTTTCGTTTCCAGTCCGTGAATACGGTGGACCAGAACTCGTCATTGTTGGTCCGACTTTTTCACAATGAACTATTCCTCTTCGCTGAGGTAATCCCCTGCTCTCATCTCCAACGCTTCCCTGAGAGAAGAGGGTAGCACCTTTTCTCTTCGATCTGCTCTTTTTAAGATCCCTGCTGATGCTCGACTTGTCAAATAAAATCGCTGCGGCACTTCGCCAATCTCCATCAGCACATCCGACAACAAAGACTCTTCGCCTTCGTTGGGGAACTCCGAAGTATTGAGCGTCAAGAACTCGGTATGCGAACCCATACCCGAGTTTCGCCACTTCTCCGAGGAAGGAGGCGAAATCTTCCCCTTCGTTTGAAGACAATAAACCTGGCACGTTTTCATAAATGAACCACCTCGGTTGAATGTTCCTAACAATTCGGAGATAGTGAAGGGCGAGGTTGCCACGTGGATCATCCATTCCAAGTCGCTTTCCAGCATGGGAGAAAGACTGGCAGGGGCTTCCTCCGACAATGAGTTCGCATTTTCCTTTGTATTGAGTCCAGTCATGTTTCAACACATCCCCCGCATTTGGAACTTCTGGATAATGATGCTTGAGAACGGCTGATGGGAACTCATCGAAATCAGCGAAAGCGACTGGTTGCCAGTTGAGGTCTTTCCATCCAACAGAACAGGCTTCGATTCCACTAAACAGGCTGATATATCGCACATCAATTCCCCTCCGATTTTGCCCTCATTTCATGGGGCATCATGTGACGTTCATATTTAGGACAGAAACCTTTGACTCCACACCAGGGCTGGCAAAAATACCTTTCAGCACCAACTGGCTTTGTAGCAAAGTGCTTTCCATTCAAATCTCCTTTGTAGCGGAGATGTGCTGAAACAAGTGCTTTGAGATCGGTGAGCATATCGGCAACAATACCTGCCTTGACAGGTTCAATAAAGCGGTATATCTCATTAGGAGAGCCTTCGATGCCCTTTGTATGATCCCAACCCCAATAGCGGATATTCACGCCACCATGATTCGGTTGCTGCGATTTACTGAGCATATACACATAGAAAGCCATTTCTTTTGCCATGCTTTCATACTTGGTTTTCTTGTCTTTCCATAGTCCTGTTTTCAATTCGTGAACGTGATAGTCGCCGTTATCATCCATGAACAGGCGGTCAATGAATCCGTTTAAGTGAACCTGAACCTTTGTTCCGTTAATATCGAGTTCAACGATTGCATCAACGCCAAGTTCGTTTCCAACTGGTAAAAACGCATTTGGGTTTGAACCCATGAACCGCTTTGCTTCGGACTCCATCAATCGAGATAGGTGTTCAGGCTCGCCCAAATGATAATCTTCGCCTGTCGGCAAAGCGTATTCATCATCCCATCCTTTCTTGAGTCGTTCAAGAGGGATTAAAGATTCAAAATATCCTCTTACACCATCATAGCCATGTTCATTTTTCATCTGTGTTGCGTATTCAACATCAAGGCTACGATCCATAATGAACTCGTATGCGTCATGCACGTTTGTTCCTCGAATCATGTTATCGTTTTCAGGTTCTTTGACTCCAAGCACATATTTGATGAAATACTGTTGCTCGCAGGTTTGAAATGTTCCAAGTGATGATTTACTCACACGGAGTATTTTATCATCGGCCATCTCAGGATGCCATGCGTATGTTGAATACAAATCTCCGCTTACGGGAACTGGTCTTGGTTGAGGCGGTCTAATTTTCATTTATCCCCCTCCTGAAAAAGAGTCGTTTGTTTTGCCGATGGGTAATTTGCTTTATCGCCTTTCACTTCAAGTGTCACGATTGTATCATTATGGTTGCCACCGTGACATACAAGCAATATGCGCTCTATTTTGAAATCGAGTGTCAAACCAATACCGCAGGTATTCCATCCAAATGATATGACTTTTCCACCAGGTCTTACTATTCTGGCTATTTCTTTTTTCCAATTCGACCAAACCGAACTTTTTGTATCATGGAGAGGGATTCCTATTTTATCATACACCTCCTTAATTTGACGTGGGGAATAGGGAGGATCAAAAAGAACTCCGTCAAGGGAATCATTCTCAAAAGTTTTCAAAAAGTCCAATGCTTCCAAATTAGATTGGGCTTTGGTGTTGGGATTAAGATCGTTTGTGTATTTCGCCAAATCTGTATTCCTTGCGAATGGATCAGCCCATTCCTCCCCTTTGATTTCTTCCTCCAAAAACAATTTTATTGGTTGGATTGAAAATGTAAGTGCATTTGGCATTGACCATGATCTATCAATTTTCATCAAAAGACCCCCCTACAATATCACAGGTGATGTCCTCTTCTGGCTCAAGCAATACTTCGCAAGCGGTTGGTTCTTCATCAATGAACTTCTCATCAATACGTTCTATCGCATCATCGCTGTCAAAATCCTCTAACTTCATTTGACCGAGAGCAGTAAAAGAAACCGCTTTGCATGATTTACAATCGAACTTTCCTTTCTTTGATGGGGGTTTGTAGCCTTTCTTGAATCGTTCTTCCAATTCTTCAAGCAAATAACCATCCTTTCCAGGCTTCATGGATCGGAGGCCATGATTGCTCACTTTTACGCTCTCCTTATCCCAGTGCTTGGCTATCTCCCAAAAATCAGGATAGCCACGCCATAGATTCCACCATGATTCAAGCGGTTGCTTGATGCAATGGAAGCATCCTAAGCGGTCAAAGTGAACGTAAAGTTCGTTCACCATTTCGAGTCCATCAAGGTATTCAATGCAATCCTTCTCAGTCCATCCCCATTCAACCAATGGGTATCTGTTCTTGGCGTTGCGTGGATCATCCTCTTTTCCGACACGGTGCGCTTCATCAGCAGCGATTCCAATGTATGCAAAATCCGCTTCCTTAGCGACTTTCTGTAAAGGCTGAACCTTTGCTTCTCTCGCCCAGTAGCAAGGATATGCTCGAAGAGGTGCGCCACGTTGTTTTCCTTTGTTGTTGCCCCTTTTCATCACGCCATAGAACCATTCATCCCAGGTCTTAGGCGAGCCGACCATCTCAAGTTCAAGGTTCTTTTCAGGATATTTCATGTTAATATATTTCATGACCTCTTTCATGTAGTCAAGCAATTCGGGGAACTCAAATCCTGTATCGGCAAAGACAATTCGATTGACGGGCATATCGGGGTCGTTCAATTCCAACATACGCAGCAACATAGCGGTGCTATCCTTACCGCCTGAAAAACAAACCAAACCGATCTTCTCATCCATAATATCAATCATCCGTGTATGTCTTAACGACCACATCATATTCAAGTTTGGCTTCATCAAGACGTTTCTTAACGTGTTTCACAGCATCCTCTCTTGAGATTTCGTCGCTATGTCGTAGCGACCAGTCTAAGAACCAATCATAGCCCTTAGCACCATATCCTGTATCGAAAGAGATTTTGTGGTCATCAATCAACTGGCCTCGGACACGAAACGCATCTTCCATGTCGCCAGATGTGATGGTAATTTGGCAACCTATTTTGACAGAAACCATCACTTCTTCACCCCAAGTAAAAGCAATCTCGCAACATCCGATTGGCCGCATTGATAGCAATAAACAGATACAGTCAATCCCTTATTGGGATCGGACTTGACATCAGGCAATGCTCGCCATTGATGCTTGCAGGTTTGATCCCCGCTTAGAATCATTCCGAATCCTCAGTAATGAGTTCAAGGGTATCTTCTGGATGCTCAAAGGAACCGTCTTGCAGCCCCTTGTAGCCAAACCATTGACCGTCTGTGCCGACCTCTTGCTCAAAGAGGATAACTGGCGCAGGGAGGCGCAGGGAGGTTCTATTGAACTTCAATTGCGCTCTTGATATGGTTTTGCCTGTGAGTTCTCCGATCTCGCTTCTTTCTTGCTCTAAAGAAACCTCAATCAATTGTTCGAGGTCACGCTCAGTATCTTTCATCCATGCCGCAATATCAGCACCCATGATTTCGTTTCCGTTGGAATCGTAAGATGGCTTTTGACCTGTGACGACATAGACGTGAACGTTTAGTCGGCTGAGTTCTTGGAATGTGTTCATGGCTGCTTGGTATCGGTTCTTTCGGAACTCCCAGTTGAAACGGCCAACCTTAGTGGCCGTCTTTCGACCAGAAACCTCAACCGCATCATCACCAAGTTCCAAATCCTCTATCTTCATTGCAGTTCCACAGATATGCAACCAATGATCCATTCCGTCGAAAACAAACGTCTTGAGGTATGGGTTTGGCATTTTACCGTGAATCTTGAAGTATTCATCCTGAGATTCAGCGACCTCAAGCGCATACAACAAATCATCCATAGTCTTGTTGAATGTTTCAGGGTAATTGAAAGGCACACGGCTCTTGGATGCTTTGTTTGTAATCCAGGGGTTGAGGACAACGATGTTCTCTTGCTTGTCCTTGTGATGTGCTGATACGGTGGAATCACCGCCAGCATCAAAGTCCTCAAGGAAAATCATTGCGCCATTGGCGACTTCCTCATCAGTCAATGAATCAACGAGCATTCCAGATTTACCAGCCTTTCGAGGTCCGACAACGCCACAAAGAACCTTGCGGTCTGTTCGCACGTGGGCTGATCGAGCAGCAGCAATCCGCTTCCATGCAGGGTTGGCTGATTGGGGCAGCGACCATGCACCGTTTGGTGCTGAGGCTACGATTGCATCCTCTTCAAGTTCTAATGGTGCTGAATCCACAAGGGCTTCCATTGGGAAGTCCTCAGCAGCGAATCCAGAAACCATTCCTGTTTGCCTCTCAGCAACAGAAACCCCTGTTGCCGAAATGAGGGGGAGGTTTTGAGCCACCTCAGCAGTTGAAGGGAGGTTTGTAGCCTCAGCCTTCTTCTCTTGCTGAGAAGGTTCTTTGTTCGTATCAACGGGCTTCCAATTGTCTAAAAATCCTGTTCCAGTCATATAATCACCTCAAAAGTTGCTTGTGTGGGAAATGTCGTTTGCATCGTCTGGGGCTTCTTTAGCGACGATGGATCGGAGAGGCATAGCATACACGCTCTTTGCATCCATGTTGAGATTGACGCTGCCATCAGTGCCTTGCCATGTTCGAGAGCGAACAATGACCCACAGGCGGCTTCCACTTGCATAATCACGCCATCCACTGGCCTTCTTGACCTGGAATGCGTGTTGCTTCTCAACAAGGTGTCGGGACACATCAACCCAAAGACTTGCGTTGGCATCCTCTCTTCGGAGGCTGTTTGAAGTAAGGGTGATTGAATGTTTGAATCCACCCTCGGTGTAAAGATTCTCTTTCCCTGCGTGGTCAATGTAATCAACAGTTCCACTGATAGCGAAGAGGGGGCCGAAGTCCTTACCAGATGAAAGGATTTTGCGCTCGGCCATGTGATAATCAAAGACATCGGCCAAATCAACAGACGGCATGAAATTAGCAACGAACTGGTCTGGGGCAAACAAAGAGGCGACCTTTGGGCGGATTGATTCTTCAACCCAATCGAGGCCATACGTTGCATCAATGTCAAGTGCGGTCAATTGGTTCTCATCTGGTTCATCCGATCCAGCAGGTTTCCATGCTTTTTCCATTTCAGCCTTGAAGGTGATTGGTCGAAGCATTTCGAGTTCGGCATCAGCCGCACCGAAAGAACATTCAAGAGTCATAGGAGGCAAAGCACCTTCGCTCAAGAACTTCTCTTGGGTGTTGCCGATGAAAAGCCACTTGCGCTTGACCATGAATGCTCTCTTAGGAGAGCGATTGTCGGCCTTGAGCAAACAGATGTGGGATGCACCATTATTGATGGCAATGACCCAAAGAGGAACTTTGTCATCGGTTGCCGATTCCTTGTAAAGCAGGGAATCATCAGCACTTTTCACAATCCATTCGCTGTTTTCCTTGACAACACGGCCAAGTCCAACGCTTCTGTCGTTTTGCTTGATACCATAGCGTAATGCTTGACCCAAGTTGATTTCGGCTGCTTCAATGGCAGTATCACGCTGGCGTTCCATCATGTCACGTGTTCCATCATAGGCTACGATCATTCCGACCCATGTTTCGCCTTTACCGCCAGAACCCTTTCTTCGGACTGAGTTCACTTCAAATGCTGAGGAAAAGAAATCCATGTCGTCTTCTTCAAGATTAGCGAGGACAGTTCCCGCTTGAGTCCATATTTCAGGGTAATTTTCTTTCACGAACTCGGAGAACGCTTTGAGCGTTTCTTCGTCAGTCCATCCTTTTTGCTTGCTAATTCGGGTTAATGCTTCATTCATCATAGGTTTTCACTTCCGTTGGGATTTATCCGAAGGAGGTTGGGTTCTTAAAGCCTCACTAATGCTCTCGATTTGAGCAAGGGCTTCTTCAACCTCTTCGTAATCAAGGGGTTGCGGCAATATACCATTAAGCCTATCCACCATTTTCAAGCCATTTGACTTTGAACTTAAATTGAAGAAGCGAGAGAACGTATGGCATAATTTTGTGATGTCCTCAGTCCGAACAAAAGTCTGTTTCCAAGTAAGACCGATCTTCTCCAATGTTGAATCTAATTCTTCGGTTCGTTTGGAAAACCAAATAATGGGTCTTACCTCATAACCGCATTTGAACTTAGTTGAAAGTCGGCAGCGTATTTCGCCTCTCAGCAACATAGCCGACATCAAAGTATTCATCATATCACTTTGTTGTAAAGCCATGCTATCGGGTAAAAAATCAGTATCAATATCAGCAAGACCAGACTCAGTGTTGATATTGCGAACATCACCATTGTTAATCTCAGCCATCCTTTAATCCCCTCTTCCTTTACAGCCCATGAAGTCCATGAAAGCCATATTTTAGTCAGTATCTCCATATTCTTCATCCCATCTCTTTGTTAAGGCTTCAATTTCATCTATGCTCACACAGTCATTGAGTCCCGCACGACTGGCGACACCTTTAATCACGCCTTGAATGTAAGCCCCGTAATCACCCCAACCAGATGAAATGACATTGACATTGACAAATACGGGACTGTTCATTGAAACCTGTTCTCCTTCGATTATTTTGTGTGGATTTGTAAATCTCATCAATGACACGGTGGGATCAATATCAACAAGCCCCACATCATAATGCGAATCTCCATCTCGAACAGCGATGCGCCATTTGGAAAGAACAGGCCTGGAAAGCGGATTCTCTTTGACATATAGCCCTCCAACCACCATAAAAACGGATTTATGCACTTGCTCAATGTTCATCAACGCTGATTCATAGACCGAACTTTCGTATGTCAATATACCATTTGCATTCCACAGGATCACTGGTTGTTTAGTTCCAACGTGTTCAAGATAAAACGTAGCATCTTCAATTTCATTCATCGGTTTCAAAGCCCATTTGGGGCAACCGATCTTCTTACGCCTCTTTTCAAATGGCATTGTTTCAACAGAAGGAGTAAGTAAATCAACAAACATCATTTCAATATCCCTGCCACTTGCATATTCGACAAGATAAATCCCCTCTTTAACGCCAGACGCTTCAACAATCATTTGTAGTGTTGAATCTTCATCATCAATCCTTTCACCTGCAACATTGAACAATCTTATGTCGTCTTTGAGAACGTGCAAGGTCATTCTTTCACCTTCTGGAATCTCCAAGTAAGTTCTTCCAAAAGGAATATCTCGAACATTGCATATCGTCGGTGATGGAATCACCATCGGCATTCCTATGGCTGGCCTTAGAACATCGTGAATGCTTTCTTGACGTGATAACCGATCACACACTTTCTCTAAGCCAATCAAAAACGATGCTTTCCTCACGTGCCTCATCAGCCCTCCATTAGCATGAGCCAATGCCTTTGTCACGTCATGCCTATTGATTGCCCCCTGCCTATTGCTTAAACGGTAAAAGAAGCAAAGAAGGTCTTGAGAGGTTATCCTTGAAAACAAAGGTCTTATCAGGCTTGCACGTTGAACATTGTTTTCGCATGATTCTAAAACAGAATGAGTCGTTTCAAATACACGATCTATTATCGCAACGGTTTTGTTTGCTTTGGATAAATCGGCCAACATCGAAATTGGGTTGGGGTTCTCTTCGACTTCTTCTGGATAGAGATCGGTCAAAAGAAAATAGATTTCCCGTAAATCCTCGTCGGAGAGCCTATGCTTTGATGATGGGGCATGACACAGATATGCAATTTTCCATTGACTCAAAGGACACATCAAAAGCATATTTTTTATGACCTTTGATTTGTCTTTAGGTATTGCTTTGCATACCCGTATTGATTCGCTGAAAAGGCGATAGTTCACGCCATCACCTATTCAAGAAATCTTCAAACGATTGCTCATCAGGTATCAGTTCCAGAACAATACCTTTCGCCCAGTCGGTTTCAATCCATATCACGCTGTCCCTTCTCCGATCTTGATTGAATGGTTTAGTTCGTCTTTGAATAACCGACATAGCGGCATCTTTCATGTCGTTGATTGAACGTCTGTTGCCTGTCATGTGTGCAATCAAATAAACACAATCAACAATCAAAGACTTAGGAACTCTTGCTGCTTTCAAACGTGTTCGATTCCAAAGTTCGCTTACAAGATTAGCCGTTTCTTCTGGTAAATCCAAACGTGCAACCATCTGTGCAATGATTTCATTGTGATGCTCAATCCAACGTTCAATCATCATCCATCACCACCATTTCATCTGGCTCATCTTCCCAAGCATCATCATCATGTATGACTTCAACCAATTTATCAAGCAAAGCCCTTGCTTCATCTCTTGAAAGCATGAAGCCTTGTTTTGTATATCCTGTATATCCTCGAACAGATGGAACGACTCGATTCAATCTTAGATTCAATACTCTTGAATTGTATGCTTCACTTGTCATAACATGAAGTTCAAAACCAGGTGTGAACGATGTCGTGACGACACCAAAAACCCTCGATTTGAAATCTTTTTCATCGGCCATCATTCTTCCTCTTTCGCAATTTGTATTTTCTGTTGGTTTATTCGATAGCCTCGATCATCAACAACAATGTGAACGCCTTTCAATGTCGGCTCTATTGTTTGTTCCTCTCCGCAACATGGGCAGGTCAATGATTCTGGAACTTTCACGTATTGTTGTGCTGGACTCAGTGATTCGACACGGAATACTGCGCCACACCGATTGGCGCACACTGATACCATGCCCACCAATTCATCAGGAATGTTGATTTCGCCATCATTGTCAGTCGCCATGAGAACGGCTTCTTTTACCTCCCATCCTATGTTATCAGCGAGCGTCATAATCCAATGGTGATTGTCAAAGACCGATTGGCCGAACTCATTTGTTTTAGGGTGTGAAAAGTGAATCTCTCGAAGAGTCAGTTCCTTAACGCCAGTTCGGACATAAGCACCAACATTCGGCAAAACCCATCGGCCATCGCCAACAGATAGAGAGTTCCAAAGGTAATATGCCCATTCAATGTCTTCTTGATCGGGCGGTGGCATTTCAGTCATTGAACATCCACCTCCGACATTGTTTGCATTGAACTATTTGTTCGTGCTTTCCTGTAAATGGATTGAACCTCTTATCGGCCAATTTCATTTCATTCCCGCAATCAGGGCATTTGTGTATTTTGATTGTGTAATCACCCATTTATTCTTCCTCCGATTCAAACCTGCATTTTTTAGTGGCAATATAAGTGCGACAAAAACGATAACCAGGGTGAGCATTCTCATTGCATTCTTTACGAATACATGGTCGAGAAGTAAGCCTCATTCCTCTTCATCCTCCAAAGTGTTTCTCACGTTGGCAGCAAAGAACCTCATGCCGCTTGAATCAACATGAACACGTTCCCAACGCCATTCTCGTTTGTCGTTGTTTTGACGGAACATCAAATCCTCCACTAAGTATTTTTCAACATCCTTGAGTATTTGCTTTTTATCTAATGAAGAATGTATTCCGATCAACACCTCTCGCCAACCTGCATTGTTTGTTGGTGAAATCACAAGGTTTGGTTGATTGTTCATCAATACAAACAGGCTTCCATCTTCGGTTTCATTCTCTAAGACTTCAAATTGCGTTTGTATCTCAATCCCTCCTGTTGTTTCAAATCTTTAATTTTGATTATTCGAGTATCAATCTCATTCAAAGCATCGAACTGTTCAACGCCCGACAAATCTTTGAATCGTGCGCTGCCAAGAAGCATTCCACGATCCGCAAACAATTCAACAAGCAATTCATCGTATGCTGAAATAAAGTTCTGGTGATCACTGAGAATCCTTGCGGCTTTTTCGATGTCACGCTTTACAAAAGGCCACATTATCTTAACCCAAAGCGGTTCGGCAATTAAAGCCTCACTGTTCTTTAATCATATCTTTAGTGGTTATTGCATACCGATGATATGAGATATGCCAACGCTGATAAGCAACCCAACGTGCAATCAAGTTGATTCTGTTTTTAGGATATTTGCTGCCGCAATAAGGGCAATATCGGAATCCCTCTAAAACCCAATTGAGATCGACTGGATGGCCGCACTTCCAAAGTGCAGATATTTTGGCCGATGGTTTGCGTGGTCTTGCTTCTGGAATCTCAAGGACTGGGATAGGCGCAGGGGCTAATTTGTCCTGTTCCTGTTCCATCCCTTCACGCCCAATCTTCACCTAAGAACGAACTATTCTCATCAAAAGTTTCATCTAACTGTATAGTCACAGGTATGCCCCTCAAATGTTGATCTTCGGCTTCTTCCTTATTCGACCATTCACAGGCTTCGCATTTATCCTCTTTCGGATTTCCTCTCCCGTCATTCATTTTAGGATGGCCGCACCATTGGCAATCTGTCACTAAATCACAAGTTCCAAAGAATGCGCCAGGGGTCATGTCGTATGATTCATCATCAGTTCTCAATTGGAAGTGTTTCTTCCAGTCAATGGCCGACCAAAGGATCGGCGTTGCTTCCCATCCTTGACTCGCAAACGATGAAAAGAAAATTGCACAATCAACGTGTTTAGGATTCATCATATCGAAGTTCGCTGATACGTCATCTTTTGAAATCCAGCCCCGAAAGCCGTTTTCATCAATGAATGCAATGGCACGTTCCTCATCAAGAGCATAGTGTGGCAAGTCCAGATACGGGATGAATGCGATAACATCTCCTTTGCTTGGTCGAGCCTCGTATGAGCCTAAGAATTGGCGGCTTTCCCTGCATCGCATGAAAGACACCATGATCGGTGAAAGCGGTGCTTTCGGGAACTCAACAAGTGTCGCCATTTCAATTCCTCATGGATGGTAGCATCTTCACTACACTTTTCGCTGGACCTGTTAGAATCAATAAGTCTTGCCCTTCATCATCAAAAGAAATCTCCCATCGAGATGTGTTGGTGAACTCCTTCTCGCCCTGTTCGTTTTCAAACCATCTTCTGGCGGGAATCATCCTCATCCATGAAGGCGGTTGCCCATAGACTGAATGAACCATGACCCACACTTTGTTTGCTGCGGATCGGGATTTAGGTTTCTTTTCATACGTGGTCATCTTTGGGCCACTGTTTTGCTTTGGTCGGTTCATTCAACCGCCTCCAAAACACCTGTTCGCATCCATTCATCCTGTATCACACCACGAAGGGCTTCAATGACACCATCACGGTTCACGACAGGCACACCATCTAAGGTTTCATCACATTCGGCCAATGAGCCGATGAGCCTTGTCAATTCACTAACCATCTCGTCGCTCATTTCAAAACCCCATTGCGTTTGAAAAATTGAAACCATCAATGTCTTTGGTTGCTTCATCGTTTTCACGTTGTAGTTCGACTTCCTCATCATGCGCTGCTTGAAGTCCATAGTGGCCTTCTGGCATCACTGGATTGCCTGTGTATTCCGCCCAATGCTGTTCGGATGCAAACCAACGCTCGCCAATGGCGGTCATGGCAATGAACTTTCCAGGCTCGGCTGATACAACACAACGCCCATTCTTTCCTTCAATGGCTGCAATGGGGGTGTCGATCATTGGAACTGGCGTGAAATCACGTTCTTCGAGGCGAGCATACGTTTCAATCATCGCCTCAGCATTCATGGCCTTAATCATAGCATAGTCGGCTTCAATTTCAGCATCGGTTTGCTCAGGTGCATATTCTGGTTCATCATCAATCAATGCCTCAAGAGGTATTGGATTGTCTGTGATGGCTGGAACGTTCTCAATGGGCTTTGCCTCATAGATTGCACGTTGAGCCGAGCGTTCATTTGTTTGTTCAAACCATTCATCATCCTCAGCCATACGGACAGCATGACATTCTTCACAAATCCAATCGGGGGCATCATCAACGGCTTGTTCCTTTGAGATTGGAGTTCCGCAATCAGGGCAAGCGTGGAGGGATGGATCGGTGTCGTCAGCCTCTTTGAGAACTGGCGCATCGTCATCAACGGTTGGCCCACCAAAGGGCAAATCCCAAGCCTCACTAACCCTGAAAGAGATTGGTCGGCCACGTGCATAACGACCCGTTGGGGAACGCTCACAAGTGATGAGAAGGCGGAGGTTGTCGTTCAAGTTGAATCCGAGTTCGGTCCAGCCGCCACCGTGAACATTGTGTTCAATGTGATCCTCAGCCGTAATACTTGCCTCGAATTGGTCCAACACTCGCTTGATGGTTTGCACATGGCAACCTGCGAGTTCGGCAACATCCTCAATCGTGCGATTTGTTTCAAGCGGTCCGTCGTTGGAAAGCCAAAGAGAGAACATTTGCCACTTGATCCATTCAGTGGGTTGCTTCTTGAAATTGTGTGGGTTTTCCACGATCTCATCATCCACAGGTGGCGTTGGGTCAGCAACAACAACCACCACTTCTTCAACGTCATCGGTTTGCGGGGAAGCAACCTCTATCGAAGCGGGTTCAGGCTCAGTAAGGGAATGTGATACCCCGCCAACCTCCTGTTCCTCTTTGGGTGTGGAATCGTTAGCCAACAGTGCATCGGCTCTTGCAGCGAGTAAATCAGCAGGTGATGAAATCGGCTCAATTGCGATAACTTCAACCTCATCTGGCTTCTCTTCGAGTTCTTGAACATCAATGGTGAAATGCAATTTTACGCTGCCAGCCGACTTGCTGAGGAATGTGCGCTTGAAGGATTCCATCATCTCGCCAACAGCAATTGGGTGGCGGAGGTCTGGAAGTAAGGATTGGTCGATCTTGACCCTGCCTTCATCATTGACTTGCATGGCATTGTTGATTGCTGCATTGATGCCCTCAGCCCATTTGTAAGCAATGGTTGGGTCGCCTTCGCACATATCAATGAGAACGTCAATATACATGCCAATCAACCATTCTCTCGGAATGATTGCAGGTGTGGCTTTGTCGCTCATACCCACTGGAATTGAAACCATCGCTTTGCTTTCATCGGTTGGTTCAACCGTGAACAATTGGTTGCCAACACGGATTTGAATATCGGAACGTTGAACTTCGGCAATGGGCTTGCTGCCTCGGTCTTTGCGTTCCTCTTTGTTTAGATGAATACCATTGGTCGTCTGGTATTGTTTGGTGAACACGTCACCAAGCAATTTCAATACTGGACCAATATCGGGGGTCAATTCAATGTTTTCGGCAACTTCGGTAATGTCTTTACGGCTCATATTTCTCACTTACTCCTGTGTGGGGCAACCAATCCACATAGAGCAGGGTATATNAACATTTAGGACTCGGCAAGTAATTTCCACGAATTAGTTCCTTGATCTTCAAGTTCAGGATATTGTCGTAAAAGTGTTGCATTCAATCCCCACATAGAGATTCGATACCGATCTCCTTTGATGCCAACCATTTGAGGTGCTTCTTCCGAAGTATGGCCCACCAATTTCACAAAGACTTGCTCTTTACCCAGAACGTTGTTGAGACTGTTTGTGGTGACTCCATGACGCATACTGTAAGGGCTTGAACGGTCATTAAGATAGTCGAAAATATCCGCCGTAGTAAGGTTCCCCAAGTCTTTCATCATTTGAATTATCTTAACTCTCGCTCGACTTGTTCTCGCCATAACTTGAAGGAAGGACCATTCGGACTTAAACCCTCACATTGGAGGCATTGGTGGCCCACCAGGAGATGGATTCATTCTAATGACATCATCAATTCGGAGAATCATAATTGCTGCTTCTGTTGCTGAGGTCAATGCTTGAACGTGTAGTGCCAACGGTTCAACAATTCCTTGTTTCATAGCATTATGAGGGTGTTCTTTTGTTTGAGGATCAACGTCAATGAAATACGAATAATCGCCATCAGCATTATTTTTGCACAAAGCGAGTAATTCATCAACAGGATCGAGTCCAGCATTCTCAGCAATCGCTGAGGGTATTTGTAGCAAAGCATCAGCAAAAGCATCAACGGCCATTTGAACACGGCCTTCTGGTCGGCAATGCTTCTTTAGAGCGTTATACAGGTATGCTTGAGTAGCACCGCCGCCCAAAAGGAATCCTTCATTCTTCTTCATCAGCCACGCCACGCCGACACAATCTTCGAGCGCACGTTCCACTTCTTCGGCAACGTGCTTTGTTGCGCCACAGGCAACGATTGTTTGAATTGGCGAGCCTTTTGTTGTCAATAATATCAAATCGTGATCGAACTTACCAGATACAAGGAAGTTGCATTGTGCCAAATCGAAGTCGTCTATTGGATTTGTAAGGCTGGAAACGATATTCCCCCGACCAATCCGACTGGCCGAATCAAGGTCGGACTTCTTAACAGAATGAACGGCTGAAATGTTATGCTTTTTGAGGTAATGCAAAGCGAGGTCGTCAATTTTCTTTTGGGTCAAAACAACATTTGCGCCAGATTGGTGAATCAATTCCACCATGTCACGTATTGCGTCTTCTTCTTGTCGAAGGAACTCTTCAACCTGTGCTGGATTGGTAATTTGAACCTGAGCATCTATGTTGGTTTTCTTTGGCTCAATAGCGCAATCCAAAAGGAGAATCTTTGCGTTTTCCACTTGACGTTCCATTGTTCCGCTTGCTAAATCTCTCTCGATCACGATACCAGGCAATCGGTATGTATCTTCTTCATTTGTTCCGCTTGCTGAGGTATAATGAATGTCTTCAATGGAGTTGGCGTTCAAAGTGGCTTCCTCGGCCATCGTTGCCAATTTATTTTGGATTCCTTCGGCTGATTTGCCAGTTATGGAACTGAATGCTGCGAGATAGGCTATGCTCTTTAGCGAATCCTCGTATTCGTATGCCATCTCCGAATTGATTTTTGAAAGACCTTCTAATTCAGTTATGCAAAAGTCTCTTGCAGTTCGGAATCCTTTGCAGATCGTGGTTGGATGAATGCTCTTATCCAACAAACGTTCCGCTTCTTCGAGAAGTGCGCCAGAAAGAACCACCGCACTTGTTGTTCCATCGTAGCATTGCGCTTCTTGAGTCTTAGCCACTTCAACAATCATCTTGGCTGAGGGATGCTCAATGCCAATCTCTCGAAGTATTGATACTCCATCGTTGGTAATGAGGACATTCCCAGTAGGATCAATGAGCATCTTATCCATGCCCAATGGTCCAAGAGTTGTTTTGATAGCAGCACCAACCGCTTTGGCGGCTTGAATGTTGCTTCTTTGGGCTGCTGAACCGTTTGTTTGTTCAGTTCCCTTTTGCATGATATACACAGGCTGTTGGCCGTTGTTCGCAGGTTGCATGGTCATGGCGTATTGGTGTCCTTCTTATCAAGGCTCACACACCATTCGGCATTAGGTTCACCCTCGTAGCCATCACGCCATTGAGGTTCAAGATAAGACCTGCGGCAATATCCACAGACTTCTATTCCAGATTGATACTTGGAGTCCAACAGGGCATACGTCTTGTTAATGTCCCACTTTACTCTTGATGTGATTTTGCCCCATTCTTCACTTGTCAATGGATCGGCAGGGCTTCCATCAGCCATGACTCGGCCACCGCCAACGATGCCGCCTCCAACGAGTGCTTTTGCTTTGAAAGGTTTCTTCCCTGCATGACTCCTATGAGGTGTGCATTGAGAACAGTTTCCATCCTTTCGAGAGGGCATCATTTCAAGCAGGGGTGAATCTGGACCCATTGAATGAAATGTAGTCATCTCAAGCCTCCATTTTCCATTCGTCGCCATCTTCGTCTTTTCCCGCCTTCGATGCCCTTATGACACCTGCTTTGACAATTTCTTCCATAGCATACGACCACCGCCAAGCCACAGGCTCAGGGGCGATAATGTAGCAATTAGGATCGGGAGGTATAGGTTGTTGAATCCATTCTTCAATCATATCCTCTCCCTCCATATCGCTTCGATAATGAGCGACAACATCAGCACCGCCAGTGAACTTCTTTTTCAGCCTTACAAGACCTTCAAAACCAGGTTTGATGACTTTGATGACTGAGCCATTGTATGCTGTTCCAGAATCGTATTGATACATCGGAACAAGGTCGCCTTCGTAGTAAATTGTTTCGTCAAGCGTATTGTAAAAACCATGTTCGATCTTGAGGCTATTTTTTGCATCGTCGTTCATGATAAATCCTCCTTTGGGAGTATATGCTTTCCACAGTCTATGCACAAGAGATAACCTGTTGCTTTCAGTTCGTATGTGCGTTTGTGTTCGCATTGATCCTGTGAGTGTTCTCTCTCATCATAGTATGCAGGGCATACGCCACGATGATCTCCACCGCATTTGCCACAATTTGAGCCGCCGTTTCTTCCCATATCATTCACCTTGTCCTTTGGTATTCAACGCCTCAGCCCAT